TAGATAGCTGTGATCGAATTACTCAAATAGTAAAATTATCTTTTAATGATTTACGAAAAAAACAAGTTTCAGGTTTTTATAGAGATATAGACATAAACTCTTATGAAGGATATGAAGCCTCAGACATACAGGAAAAGAAAAACGAAATAGACGGCGAAAGACCAAACGACTACAGCTCTGACGATATGACTGAGCTTTTGGAGATGCATGTCGATTTAGACATAGAGGGCTTTGAAGATATTAATCCTAAAGATGGTCAGCCTTCTGGTATTAGACTACCTTACATAGTTACAATTGATAGAGGATCAAACAAGGTTTTATCTGTTTACAGAAACTATAATCAAGATGATTTATTAAGAAAAAAGAATGAATATTATGTGCACTATAAATTTTTACCTGGTCTAGGATTCTATGGCTTTGGTTTAGTTCACATGATTGGTGGTTTAACAAGAACTGCCACTACTGCACTAAGACAATTATTAGATGCTGGAACGCTCTCTAATTTACCAGCAGGTTTTAAATCTAGAGGTTTAAGAATACGAGATGACGATCAACCTTTGCAACCAGGTGAGTTTAGAGATGTAGATGCACCTAATGGTATTATCAGAGAAGCACTTATGCCATTACCTTACAAGGGTCCAGATCAAACATTATTTGGTTTACTTGGTTTTTGTGTAGATGCAGGTAAACAATTTGCTGCAGTTGCAGATATGCAATTATCAGAAATAGGTAGTTCACAAACCCCTGTTGGCACAACCATGGCTCTTATGGAAAGAGGAACAAAGGTTATGTCTGCTGTTCACAAAAGACTACACTATGCACAGAAAAAAGAATTTAATTTATTAGCTAAGATATTTAAACAAGTCTTGCCACCTATGTACCCTTACAACGTAGCTGGTGGTCCAAGACAAATTAAGATGTTGGACTTTGATGACAACATAGACATCTTACCTGTATCAGATCCAAATATTTTCTCTATGTCTCAACGAGTTACGTTGGCACAAAATCAATTACAATTAGCTCAGTCTAATCCACAAATGCATAACCTTTATGAGGCTTATCGTAGAATGTACATTGCCTTAGGTGTTAAAGATATTGAACAAGTTTTGCCTGTGCCTCAAGGACCACAGCCAAGAGATCCTGCACAAGAACACAGCACTGTTTTAATGGGACAACCATTACAAGCTTTTATGGAACAGAGTCATGATCTACATATTAAAACACATAGAACATTTATGTCTTCTGCTTTAGTAAAAACCAATCCAATGGCTGTCGTAAATTTAGTTTCACACATTAATCAACACGTTTCTATGTTGGCTACTCAGGTTGTAGATAAAGCTTTGATTGAAGAAGCAGAAAAATTACGTAAACAATTTGGCGATCAAATACCTCCACAAGAGATTCAAGCTCTACAAGCTAACAGACAAATGTTAATTGATGAGCAAATTATGAAAATTACAGAAACAATGGTTGCTGAAGAGGCAGAAGCAATGCAAGAACAAAATGTGGACCCTCTTGTTTTACTAAAACAACAAGAACTACAGCTTAGACAACAAGATTTAGAGCTAAAAGCACAGCAACAAGGAGAAACACAAGGTTTAAGAGAGAATCAATTTGAATATAAACAAGATTTAGACGCTATGAAGTTACAAAAAGACTACGATTTAGCTGATTTAAGAGCTAGAGTAGCGTTGGAAAGGCAAAATGCCACTAAACAAGAAGGGTAAAAAGATAAAAAAGGCTATGGCGAAGACATATGGCAAGAAAGAGGGTGCAAAAGTGTTCTACGCAAGTATAAACAAAGGCAAAATTAAGGGAGTTAAGAAAAAATGATGAATTTTTTAGTGGGCCCTATCGCAAATATGGTTACTGATGCGGTAAAAGGCTTCGTTGAGACAAAAAAAGCAAAAGCAGACCTTGCTTTGACTGAAATAAAGGCACAAAAGTCACTAAAAGAGCAGCAGATAGCTGGAAAAATTTCGTGGGAGGCTACTGCAGTTGATCAAATGAAGGGGAGCTGGAAAGACGAACTAATTTTAATATGCCTGTTGGTTCCAGCGGTGGCAGTCTTCATACCCGGATGGACACCACATATAAAAGCAGGTTTTGAAGCCTTACACTCACTCCCTGATTATTACAAGCATCTCTTATACATCGCCTGCAGTGCGAGCTTTGGCATCAAGGGAGCAAAAGGTGCTATGGGACTGATTACAAAAAAGAAATAATGAGTATATGTGATAAATGTGATTGCCCATGTCATTGCACACAATCTTGCAATTGGTGTGGCTGTGTAGGATGCACTTGTAAAGATGAAAAAACTGACGAAGACAGTTCCTCCTAAAAAAGGTCCACAATCACAAGGGTTGAAAATCCCACCTAAAAATATACAAATAGTTAAGACAAATAAAAAAGGCACTTAACTATGAAACAAACTTATTTCAAAATACCTGGGTGGTTCAATTACTCAGAGACTTACGATCATATCGTGGATTTAATACCAGATGATGGAAAGATTGTAGAGATAGGATCTTTTCTTGGCAGATCCACACATTACTTAGCTACATCTTTATTTAACGCAAATAAATTTGATGTAAAAATTTATTGTGTTGACACTTTCTCTGGCTCTTCTGAACACGCACCCCTTAAATTACCTAAAGATTTTTTACCCTTATTTAGAGATAACTTAAAATTTTTTATTGGTAGAGATATGGTCATACCATGTCAAGGCAGGTCTGATAGTAAAGAAATACTAGAAAAATTTAAAGATGGCACTATTGATTTTATTATGGTTGACGGCGCTCATGAGTATGAGGCAGTCATCGACGATATAGAAAATTGGTGGCCAAAACTTAAAGATGACGGTGTCATGTTTGGAGATGACTATGAATTAGAGGCTGTAAAACAAGCTGTATCTTTAACACTACCCAAAGTAAAAGCACCCTCATTTACTGTTAATCAAAGTAAAGAACAAACTTGGTACTCTGCAAAAGACGGTAATCAATTGAGATTAGAAAAAATGTGTCCTGGTCTTAACTGTTTAACATGAGCACCAGAGTATTATACGAGTATCAAAAACAATTAAAATTATATTCTCAACAACTTTTTGATGCGTTTACACAAGGGGTTGAAAATTTTGAAGAATATAAGTATATTCAAGGTAAATTACATATGTTAAACATATGCCAACAGGAGCTTTCTCGCCTGCTGGACGAAGAGGAGAAAATAGATGACTAAAACTTTATATGTGCCAGATCACATTATGGAAAAGTATAATAATCCTAATGAGGGTGTGAAGGCGGATAGAACAGAATTACAAAAATTACCAAAACCAGTCGGTTGGCGAATATTGGTATTACCCTTTAAAGCAAAACAACAAACAAAAGGTGGAGTTTTGCTCACAGATAAAACAATAGAGGATTCACAATTAACAGCATCAGTGGCTCTTGTATTAGACACTGGAGCAGACGCTTATAAAGATAAAGAAAAGTTTCCTAATGGGCCTTGGTGTAAACAAGGAGATTGGGTCGTGTTTGGCAGATACGCAGGATCAAGACTAAAGATTGAAGGAGGAGAGGTCAGGTTGCTTAATGATGATGAGATACTCGGAACTGTTGAAACACCTGAAGATGTATTAACAATTATTTAACATGGGAGGTAAACCATGCAAACAGAACTTAAAACTGTAAAAGATGAAAAGCTCGTAGATCTGGATGTGTCAGGCGAGGGAGCAGAAATCGAACTAGAAGACAAGTCTCACGGTGCGGTAAAACCCGATAAGTATGAAGAAGTAAAAACAGAAGAAAAAGATCCACTAAAACCAGATGTTGAAGTTGCTGATGAGCAGTCTGAGGAAATGGATCAATATTCAGACAAAGTAAAAAAACGAATTGATAAATTAACTTACAAAGTTAGAGAGGCCGAAAGAGAACGAGAAGCCGCTTTAGCATTTGCACAAAATGTACAAAAAGAGTTAACTGAAGCTAAATCAAAAGCTTATGACATAGACAAAGGGTATATGTCAGAAAGCGAAGTCAGAAATAAAATGGCTGCAGATCTAGCAAGGCAAACTCTTATTGCTGCAAGAGAAGCAGGTGATTATTCTAAAGAAGAAGAGGCAAGAGCCGCTCTGACAAAATTAGATTTAGAGTCAGAAAGAATAAGAGTTACAAAACAAAAAAAGGAGCAAGAGTATGAAAACTTCCAAAAGGAGTTGGAAACGCAACAGCAAACGTATCAACAACCCACTGCTCAAAGACCTCAGCCTTCACAGAAGGCTATTGAATGGGCTGAAAAAAATACTTGGTTTAAATCAGATGCAGAAATGACAGATTATGCTCAAAGAATACATCGTGGTTTAGTAGCAGAAGGATTTGACACAGAATCAGATAACTATTACAATGAGCTTACTCAAAGAGTTAAATTAAAGTTTCCCGAGTCTTTTGAAGGCTCGGATCAGACTACAAGAAGCGCTAAAATCGCCCAACCTGTCGCTTCTGCAAATAGGTCTGCAACCACTGGGCGCAAATCTGTTAGGTTGACACCTAGTCAGGTAAAAATAGCAAA